ATCTACAAGACAGGCCAATGGCACGGTGCCGGACTGCTGAAAATTGCGCAGGATATTTGCAGCCCCTTCGGGATCACGGTCCGGGCGGATGCCGATACGGGTAAAAAGTTTCAGAAATTTTCGCTCCAGGAAGGCGAAAGCGCATTTGAAGCGATCTCACGAGCGGCAAGAATGCGCGGCATACTTCCTGTGTCGGACGGTACAGGAGCGCTGGTCCTCACCCGTGCAGCCACTACGCGGATTGACGTGCCATTGATCAAAGGAAAGAACATCGAGTCGGCATCCGGATGCTTCTCTCACAAAGACCGATTCAGCAAATACATCGTAAAAGGGCAGGCTCCGGGATCAGATATTTTTGCTCAGCCTGAGCACCATGCTCAATTGAAGGCTACGGCTACCGATGATGCGATCGGACGTTATCGGCCCCTGATCGTCTACACCGATCCTGCTGACGGATCGACGTACCGCGATCGCGCTATCTGGGAACGCAATGTCAGAGCGGGCCGGGCTGCCAGGGTTCAGTATACGGTTGCCGGATGGGAATATAAACCAGGATCGATCTGGGTCCCGAATCGAATGGTTCATGTCCAGGACAGCTATATCGGTGTGGATGCAGAACTCCTCATTACCTCATGCTGCTACAGTCTGGACGAATCCGGCAGCAAAACAAGACTGGAATTGAGCCGGCGCGAGGCTTTCGACCTGATTAACCTCCCGAACATGAAGCGCCTGTCTGCCCTGGGCAAAACCGTTATTACCGGGACAAAAGACAGCACTATCAAGGATAAGGAGCCGCTCAAATGGTAGAACAGATCAGGCGCATCATTGCCCCCTATATTAGGATGATACGAATGTCGGTCGCCAGGGGCATTATCCGGCTGGTTTCGGATAGCCTAAAAGTCCAGGAATTGCAGGTTTCGCTGCTGGCAGATGAAACGCGCGACGGCGTGGAACGATTCGCGGAATACGGATTTACCTCTCATCCCCTGCCAGGCGCTGAATGCATCGTCGTCTGTGTAGGCGGTTCGCGCGATCATGGTATTGCGATCGCAACAGAGGACCGGCGCTATCGCAAACGGGATCTGCAACAGGGAGAGGTGGCCGTTTATGATGACCAGGAACAGACTATCCATTTAAAGCGTGGAAAAATAATTCATATTTACGGATGCAATCAGGTGCTGATCGAAGCAGTAGAAAACATGCAGGTCAACAGCCCAAATATCAACCTGGGCGGTGATCGCGGTGGATTGCGTGCCCTCATCGATGAGCGAATTATCGCCAGCTATAACGATCACACGCATGGGCAGGACGGAAAGCCGGTGCAAAAGATCTCCACGGCAACGGTAGCGACCGAGGTCGTAAAAGGAAAATAATATGGATATCGCAGTCACATACGATCCAATGACTATGTCGTTTTCCTGGGATATCGCCGCTCCGGGACTGGCTCAGGATAACGGCTTGCTCACAGCCGTCATATTATCACTTTTTTCCGATCGCCGCGCTCATCCCGATGATTCCTTGCCATCCGATGATGACCGACGAGGCTGGTGGGCAGATGCCTATGCAGATCCGGAAAATGATTTATGGGGCTCCCGTTTGTGGCTCCTGGAGCGCTCAAAACAGATGGCGGACGTGCTCCGCAAGACCGAGGAATACGCCCGAGAGGCGCTGCAATGGATGATCACTGATCGGGTGCTGCAATCTATGGATTGCCGGGCAGAGATTGTCAGGGACGGTGTGCGCGGGCTGACGGTGACTATGACGCGAGGCAACGAGCCGGCTGTGCGTTACAGATTTGAAATTTTCTGGAAAGGGAATTGATATGTTTCAACGACCGACTTTGGCCGAACTGATACAGCGAACAGTAAACGATTTCAACAGCCGCTTGTCCGGTACGGACGCGACATTACGGCGAGCCAATACCAGAGCGCTGGCTACAGTCTTAAGCGGTGCCGTGCATGGGTTATACGGATATCTGGACTTCATTGCACAGCAGATCATATATGATACGGCCTCCAGCGAATATTTGGAGCGCTGGACATCGATCTGGAACATCGCCAGAAAGGCTGCGGAATTCGCTTCCGGCCCGGTCACTTTTTCCGGTACATCCGGATCTGTTATACCGGAAGGGACAGAATGGCAGCGGTCGGACGGCAACCTTTATACGGTCGATGCGGATGTTACGCTGGTAAACGGTTCCGGTTCCGGAACTGTTACCGCATCAGTTGCCGGAGCGGATGGAAACGTAGCGGAGGGCAGTTCTTTGACGCTCGTGACCTCCATCGAAGGGGTATCGACCTCCGCAACAATCGGCACAGGCGGCTTGACGGGCGGTCTCGATGACGAGTCGGACGACGATCTGCGTGGCAGATTGCTGGACCGCGTGCGCCAGACGGCACACGGCGGTGCGGCGTTCGATTACGTAAACTGGGCAAAGGAAGTCTCCGGAGTAACACGCGCCTGGCCATTTCCGCTGAAATGGGGATTGGGCACCGTAGGCGTGACGTTTGTCTGCGATAACCAGGAAGGAACAATTATACCAACTCCTGAAAAAGTAGCTGAGGTGCAAGCCTATATTAATGAGCGTAGACCGGCCACAGCCGCTCCTACCGTATACGCGCCGACAGCAAAGCCCATCAATTTTACAATTATTGCTGTTCCGGATACCCAGGCGGTACGAACGGCGATCGCGGCGGAATTGGCCGATCTCATCAGCCTGGAATCGGAACCGGACGGAGTAATCCTCCTGAGCCGGATCAACGAAGCCATTTCTCTGGCGGCCGGCGAAGAAGACCACAGCCTGATAGCTCCCATAGCGGATATAAGCATTGCCGATTATGAAATCGGCACGATGGGGGTCATAACATGGGCATGACAGCCGCAGATTATTTGCAAGTGTTTATGCAATTGCTTCCTCCCGGCAAGGCATACCCGCGCCGGCTGGAAGGTGCTATGGCGGACACGTTAGCCGCTCTGGCAGATGAGCTGGCTCGCATCGATGCACGCATTGAAAATCTGCTGACAGAAGCCCATCCCGGTCGCGCGACGGAACTTTTAGGAGACTGGGAGCGTGTTCTGGCTTTGCCTGATCTGATCGAGTTCCCGGCAGAGGATCTGCCCGGCAGGCGTGGCGCGGCAAACGGAAAGCTTGTTTCAACCGGAGGACAGAGCAGAGCCTATTTCATCGATCTGGCCGCCGCACTCGGTTTTACCATAACCATTACCGAGTTTACCCCATACACGTGCGAGACCCCGATCGATCAGCCCATTTATGATACCGAGGCGCGATTTGTCTGGCGGGCAAATGTCATAGAAGCCAATGCGCCATTAACATTACTGGAGACAACATTTAATCACCTGAAACCGGCCCACACTGCCGTAGTAATTCAATCTTAAGAGGAGACTCATCATGCATCGAGTAGACACAACAACGGCCGTCGCCGAACTCCCCGAGAATAAACCAGCCGGAACGCCAGGCTATTTCACCCAGGGCGATTTTAATGAAGGTATTCCCGCAACCACCCCCGGCCAGGACTGGTTTAACGCCGTCCAGGAAGAATTGATTGGATTAATCGAAGGTGCCGGACTAACCCCCAGCAAAGCGGATTACGACCAGATTTTGCAAGCAGTACGGTGTCTGGTGCACTCTGAGGAAGCAGAAATAGATATATTATCCACTTATGGAGGCGGAATTTCTTATTCTGCTACCTCCATAAACGCAGCTATAACTGCCGTTGGGGGCAATGCCACCACCCTGTACTTAAAGCCCGGCAATTGGGTTATGGACGCTAATATCTCTGCTCCAAGTAATGTTCGGATCAAATTTCCTAAAGGTGCCGTCCTCAACACCACTGGACATACCTTCACGGCATACTCCATCGATGCGGGACACTATCAGATATTTACCGGTACGGGTACGGTTGCCATTGCCGATTCTCAGCCGGAAGTCATCGAATGGTTTGGGATCTCTGGAGGCTCCGATTATCCAAAGGTGCAAAATGGCAACGTCGTTAGATGGCCCCACAATTTCACTAACTTCCTAGCAAACGGCGGCTGTGATGCGTGGTTGGGGGGCACCAACGTTCCCCCTTCATGCTGGCAGATAGTTGGAGCTACGTGTGCGCGATCAAGTACCTCAGCGTCTGGTCCTTATTCAGCTCAGGTTACATTCTCGGCAGCAGGTCAGTCGTTCTGGAACTCCATAGGGAACTTTGGACGGTACGGTAGATACACGTTCTCAGGTTACTATCAAAAGATTTCCGGTGCGGGAGGGGCTGCGGCGGTCATACAATTAGGTCAGTCTCCATATACAGAACACTTTATTATGGATTTAAACAACACTATAGATGGTGAATGGCGGCTATTTACTGTATCTGGTGTAATTCCTGAGGGCAGTTGGGGGCTTTCAAGTAAATTCGGGTTTAACAGCAGGGATGGTGCATCTGTCTGGCTGTTTGATGAATGCATGGTCCAGGAGGGGCTAAACTTTGCATCCTCGTGGACTCCCGCACCTATATGGGATAGCGGATCTGGACAATATGTATTTCAAAGATTGTTTATGGCAGGGATAAATTTAATCAGTCCCAATCCGCCTGCAGCTGCGAATTCCACCGGAGCATATGGTCAAATCGAGTGGGATGCTGATAATGTCTACATCTGTACTGCAACGAACACTTGGATTAGCATTCCAAAGAGTCAGGTCTTTAAAGGTAATTTGGGTGCATATTGCCTCGGTTATAATCAGTCTTGGGCAGCCGTATCCAGATCATCCGGAACTTCATACACTAATTCTGGGGCAAAGCCGATCGCCATATCCATTTATAGTGTGGGTGGTAACGGTAACAACATCCAATTATACGTGGACGGGAATCATGTCATGGGTTCGGAATCTGGATCTAGCGGTGGATATGCTCAAGGTTTCGCTATTGTTCCACCGGGGTCGAGTTGGTATTACGTTTCTAATGTTTCATGCAGTGT